ATTTAATTGAGATCCATTAGCTTCAAATTTTGCTTTAAGTGCCATAATATTAAATTTAATCGATTAATTTATTATAAATATTGAATTATTGTACTTGGTATAAACCAACAGGTGATATTTGTGGTTTTTCTTTGTTTTGTGTTATTAGTTTTTCTAATAGCATGTTAGTACGTTTAGTTTCTTCATTATTACTACCTCCTAAGTTAGTACCAGCTACAACTGAGTCTTCATTGTTTAAAGCAATAGTATCCTTACCTTTTTTAATAATGGTTTCACCGTAACCTGCGGGGATGATAGCATCGTCTGCTCTGCTTATATCTCCTATTGCTCCTACAGCTCCACCAATAAGAGCTCCAATTGGGTTTCCTCCACTAACTATTAAGCCAGTAAGTGCTCCAGAAATTGTTCCTATCATAGGATCTAATAATTTAATTACCTGTCCTATAGCAGAAGCAATACTACCTACTACTTCTAATATAGGCATAAAAGCAGTTGCTACATCAACTACAATAGCTTGTAGTTTTTCCATTGTTTTATTAAACTTATCTTGTGCTGTTTGTGCATCTAGAGCTCTAACTGCTTCATCTTGTCCTGTAGCTGCTAATTCGGCTCTAACTTGTTCTGCTCCTTTTAATTGTAGTTCTTGTTGGTATAAAGTATCAGCTAATTCATCTTTACTCATACCCATTGCATCGGCTAATGCTTTTTGTTGGATAACATTCATAGAAGAAAACTCAGCAAAACTTCCTGCTTGTTGTTTTAATTCTTCTGCTAATGTTACTTGATCACCTGCTAATGCTGCTGCTCTTGCTCTTTCAAGATTTATATTTTTACCTAATAATAGCTCTGCTTGTAATTCAGCTTCAATAGATTGTTCAAAATTTAAAAGTGATTCTCCTGCTGAAGCAACTTGTTCTAAACTAGCACCAAACTCTTGTGCTTTCTGGATTGCTTTAGCTATTTCAATAGGGTTCGAGCCTAAATTTGCTCTAACAGTACCTGTTGTTTTAGCTATTTCTGAAAATAATTTTTCAGCTGTAATTTGTATTCCAGTTTGTTTAGCTAATTCAAGTGAAGTGCCTACTGTGTTTTCATATAATTCTTCAGCATTAGCTCCTTGTATTTCAGTTAAACCTGCTAAAGCATTTGCAGACTCAGCTGCTAATCCTACTTGCTCAGTTAATCGAGTTGTATTTACTAGGGTTTCATCAGAAAATCTAGCAACAAATCCAAATTGGTCATTAATACTAGATATAGTACCTAATAACTTAGTAGCAGTAATATTAATGTTACCTGTAGTATTAGCTACAGCTGACATATCTTGTCTTAGATCAACAGCTTGTTCACTAGTAAGTAAAAATGATTTTTGAAGTTTAACTGTTTCAGTATTAGCTTGAAGTAAGCCTTTTAAAAATGCAGTAATTAGAGTTAAAGGACCTAGAGATTTTAATAAATTTTTACCTAATGTAGTTATATATTTTCCTGCTACATTAAATTTATTAGCACCATCTCCTGATTTTAAGGCAAAAGATTCTGCTTCTATTCTAGCTTCTTTAAATCCTAATTTATCTGCGAGTCCACCAGCACCAAAATTTTTTAAAAGACCTTCAATCCCAGAACCTAAAGAAGGTAAAATACCCATTTTTTCTTGAACTGATGCTAATTGGTTTTTTATTTTTTCTTGTTCTTCTAAAGTTTCAAGTTGGTCGGCATATAAACCAAGTAAGTATTCTTCATCATCTGTTAAACCATTACTTTGATCCTTTAGTATATCATATATCCTTTCTTTTCTTTCCAAAAGGGATAAATCTTTTTCCCCTAAATCTATTCTGTCACTATTTAATTGAGATAGTTCTCCAAGAATTGTAGCAACTGATGATGTTTGTCGATCTATAGTTTTTTGAAGGGCATCCATAGATTTAGTACCATCTATAGCTTCTTTTAAAGTATTAGCAACCTCTTGGGTAGCATTAGATACCCCCCTAAAAGCTTGTTTTGCTTTTCTAGCATTCTCACTAGTACCAAATACAGCTTTTGCTGCTTTTAATGCTTCATCAGTAAAACTACGTTGGAGGAATAAAATATCATCCAATTCTTGTTTTAACTTACTAGCACTATTTAATTGTTCTTCGCTTGCCATTTAATATAGGGTATATGTTATAAATATGATTACTTATAACTTGTCTTACCTTTATAATCTTTTGAAGCATTTAAAAACTCAGGAGTATTTACTGTACCATCAGGATTAATGAGATTTTTCTGATTTGGATCTTTACCTTGATTTTTTACCATGTCATTTTGTTTTTCATGGTAATTTTTAATTTCATTAAATGTGAATTTTCTTAACCATAGAGGCATGTTATAAACTGTATACCAATCATAACCTCCATTACCATGGAAAACAATCTCGTGTATTTGTTTAAATACACCCGCTCTATATTGTGGTGCTAAATTAGATGTCAGGCCAAAAAAAGCTAAGCCCAATTGGGATATCGACTCGTCTATCACTCCCTTCGGGAAAAAAAGTCAGATCTACGTCTGGTCCAATTCTTTTAATTTCTTCTCTTAATGCTCTGGAATCTTGAGCAAGTAGAAAATTATCTACAAACTCACGAACTTTAGGTAATTCATCTTCCCCATTAACTGATAAAATTTGATGTTTTAATCTAGTAGTAACTATAGGAGATGATTTTTTATTTATTTTACTTAACCCTTTAAGTTCTTGTTCAATCTTTTTTTCATCTTTATGGGTTAATAACTTAAAAGTAACTATATTTTCTGATGATGGAAGTGTAAAGCTAAATTCATTTGATTCTGCTTTTTTTACTTCGTCTGTAAGTGGTAAAGGTTCAATTTGAGATAAATCAACTACTTGTTCTTCACTAGCATAGTTAAATTTATAATCTTTACCATATCCTAAGATACGAGCAGCAACCATTATTGCGTTTTTATCACCAATTAATAAATCACTATAATTAAATTTAGTAACAATTAAGGATTGTAGTAATTTATCTAATACTACACCATCTCTAATGTAAGCTTGATTAGTAAGGATATCTTCTTCCTTAGCTGTCATGTATTTCATTTCAATTTTACCTTCAGCTAAAGGATGATCTTTAGGATATAATTTACCTTGTGATGGGAGATCTACAATTTCTGTTGGGAGTTTAAATTCCGCCATAATCTTTATTTGTAATAACTTTTTATTCGATAATAAATATTAAGATAAGAAAAGGCTTGCACTAAGGCAAGCCATTTCGAGGAATATGTGGAGGTAAAGTTTTTTAGAAATTTAATACACAATAATCTGGTTGAACAGTCATTGAAATTTCTTGGGCAGCATTTTCAGTATCCCAATTGAAATCACCAAAGCTTGCAGCTGTAATTAGTGCACCTTTAATTACCCATTCTGATACGATATCACCTACAGGACCTAATACATTTACTGTTAAGTCTTTCTTATAGAAGTCACTATACCCATCACGTCCAGTTACGGATTCATGATGCAAACGGACCCATTCCATAACGGCTTGGGCACCAGAAGGTGTAATTGGGTCAAACAATGTGAAATCAATTGTATTCCAAGTTGTTTTTCCTTTTACAAACCTTTGTACGTTAATATGATTTAGAGGTACTGTGCCTTGAGTCAATGATACGGCTCCTACTCCTTTCATAATATACGATGGGAAACCATCTACATATAGAATAAATCTATTCTTTTGTTTTGGCTCAAAAGCTGTGTAAAAAATTTCGTTGCTATCTAATACTGCCATTTTATGTTCTGTTTATTATAAATATTTTATTTTTTATTTTTTATGCTGGAAATGTTGCTCCAGTTGGCAATACATTGAAATCTAGTAAAATAAATTCAGCTGTTTTAGTAGGTTGTAAATAAATTTGTCCTACTAGCTCATTTCTATCTACTACATCAGCAGTATTGTTTGTTTCATCCATTACTACTTTAAAAGCATACAATCCTTGTCTTTGTTGAATACTTTCTAAATATGGATTAACTTGAGTTAAGAAGCTATTTCTTGTTGCAATTGAATTTTGTTCAAATACTAGATTATCAGAAATTTGAGAGATGTAATTTTTCAATTCAATTAATAGACGACGTACATTTACTCTATCTAATGCACTTGAACGTTTTTGTAATGTTTTTTGTCCAAATACTACAACTCCACTTCCTGGGAATGTAGCAATTGGGTTAACATTAGCATTATATAATGAATCTCTATTTCCAGAAGTCAATTTTCTTTCAGCTTTAATTACATTACCTAGAGCACCTCTAGTTAAACCAGCTGGGGCAAACCAAGCATCACTTGAAGCATCTGTAAAGGCATATACTCCAGGAATCATTGCTGATGCTGGAACCCATACTGTTTGTCCGGCTGTATTTAGGGTTTGTAACCAAGGCCAGTAAGTAGCAGCGTAGCTTGAATCAAATCCAGACGCGTCACTTACGATAGTAGATACATTAGTATCATAACCATTCAAATCAATTACGGCAATTGCGTCTTGACGTGACTCTACAGTAGATACTAGCAAACCAACTGCTGTACCGTGGTCACTATTGTTTAGTCCAGGTGCAGTAATTAAATTATATCTATATTCGTCTTTATTACTTAATAGGTTAATTGATTCAGTGTAATCAGTTTGGGCTAAACCTTGAATATTAGTTACACTAATTTCTCCATTAAATTTAGCTTCTTGACCATCAAATAAAGTACCTGTAGCACCTGTAAATGATCCTGAACCGTCTGCTGGGATAGATCCTGTTAGGGTAGATTTTGCAGTTCCATTATTATCAAAATAGTCAACTGTTGGAGTATTTACAGCACTTACTCTAATATATTTACTTTTATTAACGTAAGTACCATTAGATTTTACATAATAATCGGTACCATCTTGTTCTACGGTGTGAGAAGTATCTCCAATTGCTTTTGAAATGTAGTTAGGGGCTTTTGGATCTAATGACAGACCTTGGAATGTTTCTAATACATTCTTTTGTTTTGAATTATCATCTCCTCTACGAACTAATAAACTAAATGTTCCATTATCAGTGTTTGATCCTTGAATTTCCCATCTAATATTATCTTTAGTACCATTTGCTAAAGTATTATTAGTACCTTCTGATCCTGAGCTATTTGCTATTTCACCTTCAGTTAAAGTTTCTAAAGTAAAAGCAGATGAAGCATCACCATTTAAAACAGAAGTACTTGAAGCACCTGTAAAGCTACCACTTGCAACTCGTGTAACCAATAATGAAGTTCCTCCTTGAGAGAAATAATTATTTGCTGAGGTTTGGGTTAAATACTCATATTGTTGTGAGCCACTAGTAACATCGCTTCCAAAAATTGCTTGGTATTCACTATATGAAGTAACTAATGTTGGAATACCCACAGGTCCTTTAGCAGCGGGACCGATAACTGCGGCACCAGCTTGTACAGGTTGTCCTTGGATAAATGATTGGTCAGTTTCTCGGGCTAATACACCAGGAGATAATAGAGTTTCTGCCATTTTATGTGTTTATTTAAGTATTATTTTCTTATAAATATTGAAACCCCCTTCAAAAAACCAATTTATTCTGTTGATTCTGGTTTTTCTGGTGGAGTAATTTCACCGGTTTCTAGGTTAATATCCCCTTCCCCATATTTTTCCTGAAGGTCTTTACCTAAAGTATTTTGTTTTAATTGAGCTTCTTCTAATTGAGCTAAAATATTTGTTTTTTGTACTTCAAGTTGACCCAACCCATAAATTAATTGTGTAATTTTAGTTTGGGCATCTTTAATATCTTGTAATTCTTTTTCTTGTAACTTAATTATTTGTGACATAATTATTTGATAATAAATATATATTAATTATTTAAACTTTAATATTTTTAATTTTTTTTAAAACTATTTCAGGTTTTATTGCTTTATGACAAATGTGTTGAGCCATTGTGTACCTTGATGCCGTGGACACCAATCCCATTTTCCTTTATCAAACATAAATTTTTTATCAGCCCAACAATTATTACATACAGAATGATCTTCAATTTTAGTTAAGTTTTGGGTAAAATCAAAACCATAAGGTACAAAATTATTAATCATAACAGTATGTTTCCCTAATGTCCAATTTACCCAAGATAAACCTGAACCTAATCCTATAAACAATTCTGCATGACGAAGATGGTTAATAGTATCTTCCCATTTCATTTTTCCTTTGTTTATAATATTTTTTTGGTTAAACCCTTCATGGGATATGCTTACAACTTTATATCCTTCTTTATTTAATCCTTCAGCTAACACAGGCCAATAATGATGAGGCCATTCTTTTAACCCAGCAGTAGAACGGGGACCTATACAAATGTATTTTTCTTTATAAGGACGTTTAAATTCTGGGGAAGATAAACCATAAGTAACTTCTTTATAAGGTAAACCTAACATATCAGTAGTAGATTGTATTATGGGGATAGTATTAGGTTGATTAAGATGATATTGTCCCTCATCCCATTTATTGTCTCGTTGAAACCACCCTAAAGAGAAATGAGCATAGAATTTATTATTTACGTTTGAGTTGTTATCTCCTGATAGTTTTTCAAATTCATTATCGGTATAACCAGGTGATTTAAATTTTATATTTTTATATTCTGGGTTTGTTTCAAACCAATGGTTATGGAAAGTAGATAAAGTTACATCACATTTATATCTTTTTTGAAATTCAATTACTTGGGGTGCCCATGCTAAAGTATCTCCTATAGCTTTTGATTCAAGAGATACTTTTACTTTTTTCCCAGTTAAATCAAATTTATGTACTATTTTATCATTTACTTTTATAATCCAATTAGTATGCCATCTTCGACTACATACAGTCCACATTCCATTTTTAATAGTAGTAGAATGAATAATTTGGTTTGTATCACCATCTATAAATTCTATGTGATATTTTTTATTAGTATCTCCTTTTATTTCAACTTTAGGAGTTAAATTAAAACTAATTAATATTTTATTAGCCTCTTTTACCATTATCTATTAAATTAGTATATAGTTTATAGTGTTTTTTAGCAAATTCTTCTACATTATTTTGATAATCACCTAATTTATATTTTATAGGAGAATGTACTGTTTCCATTAAGTTTAATTTATCTTTTTCTAGTTCTCCACTTAAGGGGGTAATAAAAGGTAAATACTCATCTCCGTAATGCGATAAATTATAGGCCATAATTTTAGTTTCATTAGATATAGCTTCTTTTAATACAATAGGATTACATTCCCACGTAGAAGTAAATAACATTAAATCCGCTATTTTAAAAAATTTATCTATATCTTTTCTTTCACCCCAAACTTTAACATTAGGGGGTAAATCTTGTATAAGAGGCTGCCAATATTCCTTAAAATTAGGAGCTCTATTACCTAAAAAATGGAATATATAAGTAAAACCATATTTTCCATATAATTTTCTAGCTATATCAATAGCATATTTTTGATTTTTGCCCTGGGTCCATAAACCAATATTGATGATATGGAATTCTCCCTTGGTTAAATAACCCCAATGTTTTAAAAGGTCATCCCTTTTTTCCAAAGATTGAATAGTAGGGTCAATAGGGTAAGTTATTAATTCTTTAATTGAAGGTCTTGATTTATAAGTTACATCAACATGGAACGGAGTAACACATACATAAGCATCAGGGTCATATTTTTTACTTTTTGTAGGATTAAAACCCATACCATGGGGTGATTCTACAATTTTCCAGGGATGTTTTGGGTTATATAATTCTTTTTGAAGGTTAGAATCAAATTTATTAAATGAATCAAATCCTTCTGGGCTTTCTTCTATATGGATTATATCTATTTGTTTAGCATAACAATAATCAATAATACCCTTTTGTGATTCTTTATTCCCTAAAAAGGATGTGAAATTTTTACCTACTAATTCTTGTATTTTAGATCTTTGAACTATATAGGTTGGGCTGTACATTTTCCACTCTATAACAAATACTTCTATATCAGTAAAACCAAGTAATGCCTCAATACGTTTTAACAAAAACGCGGGCATACCTCCGGTACTTAAATGTGGTGATAAAAATAAAACTTTCATTGATTGATAATATAATAACCTTTATTTACCTAATCAAGGGACATCATTAATATTAGTTACTGTCTCTGAGGTAATAGCGACTTTAGCTTTTGAATTAACTTTTTTAAGTGCTGTGACATCTTTTTGTATTACTTCAGGTATAATATATCCTCGTAATCTAATATCAAATGTTCCCCTAACCAAACGATCTTTACCTGCTGTTAATTCTGTAGTAGTTTGAAATGAATCAATAAA